AGTTTTATTCTTCTCTGAATCAATTCGGGTTTGCTTGACTGATTTTGCTGTATCTATAAGTGTTTTTATGTCTTTCACATTATAGATTGCTTCATCAGACAAAGTACCCTTAATATCAATAGGCAAACGAAGTTTCACAGTTCCATTTTCCCCCTTTCCTCTGATACGCTTCTCCAACTCAGAGATGTAGCGGTCAAACTCACTAATATCAACATCTTTAAGATTGGAAATGAACTGTTCAGAGATACCTTTCCCTTTTTCTTGCAGCATGACATCTCGTTCTGCACGTAGTTCTTTTAATTTCTTTACATAGCCATCAACACCTTGTTGCCCGGATAACGACTTTAAAAGATTCTCGTAATACTTAATTTCTGATTCAATATCTGAAAACTCTTTAGCACGTTTTTCTCCTGCACGCTTTGCCTCTTCTTCTGCTATTTGCTGCTTTAGCTTAAGAATGTCAGCCAATTTGATTGTTTCAATATCATACTGGGCAAATATCTTTGGGTATTCTTTGCGTAATTCTGCCAAACTTTGCCCACGCTGCAAATCAGCCAAAGCAATATCACGAGAGCTTTGGATAAGACTCTCTATTTTTTGTCTACGTTCTTGCTCTTGTTTTGCCGCCTCCTCTTGTTTCTTGTTGAAACGTTCTTGTGCCTTTTCAGCAATGGATGTATTGTCTGCTAACGTCCACATAGCTATACCTAAAGAAACAACAGCAGCACCAGCCAACACATAAGGGTTCATCATTAAAACTTTGTTATAAGTGGCTTGTGCCAAAGTAGCAGCTTTAGTTGCAGTAATCTTTGCCCATATAGATTTCACTGAACCTTGCTCAACAATAGTATTTATCAGAAGCCCAGCTCTATAAACACCGTAAATTTCCACAAGAGCCAATACACTTTTACCAATAATACCATAGTTCTTTACAATAGTATCGACAGCAGATATACTTCCAGAAATCAAATCCTGATTAGCAAGTCCTATTTCCGCTAAAGCAGTAGTTATCGTATCCTCCAAGTTTGACATTTGCCCCTCAATCGTCTTCGATATTGCTTCCGTAGAACCTTCAACACCTTTCATCGAGCCAAATTGTTCAACAGCCTTCATTACAGATTCAACAGTTCGGTCACATTCTACCGTCATATCACGGAATGAGAGTTTAACCTTGTTGCCTTCTGTCTGAACACGAACACCGAACTCTTTCCAACGCTCTGGATTATTTATATCAAGTATCGCCTCTGTTAGCTGGTCAAAGGGCTTTGCTACTGTATTGGTAAAATCTCCCATTTTCCTCATGGCATCCATCGAAGGAGTTACACCACGATTGACAAATTTTATAAAGTCATCCGTCAGTTCATTAAGCTGAAAATTCGTTTTTGCAGCAAAGCTATTTATGTCAGAAAGATATGCTTTCGCTTTATCGGAACTGCCATTCAAGGCATTAGTTAGCACAGATTCATATTTCTGAAACATTCCAGCAGTTGAAACTACATTTGAAGCAACTTGTTTCAGCATAGCGATTCCACCAATAGCAGCAAGTGTCTTCTTAAATGAAACTCCGACCCCCTCATTGGTAGTTATAACAGCCTTGCTCTCATCTTTGAATAAAGCATATTCATCTCTTAGGGCTTTAGTAGATAATCTTGCAAGTGCTTGTTGTGATTGCAATTCACCGAGAGCATACTTTTGTTCTCCTAATGCTGCTTTTGCACGGTTTAATTCATCCGATAAAGATTGTCTTTTAGAGTCATACTTTCCTAATTTCTTATATTTCTCAGTAAGCATTGAAACATCATTCTGTGTCTCACGTATGATATTTTTCTGTTTGATAATTTCTTCTGATAGAGAATTAACAGCTTTTTCACCGTCATAAATACCCTTTTTGAAGTCGTTTTCCATTGTTGCCCCAGCTTTGGCGGCATCAGAAATAAGGATATTCATTTTCTTAGTACTTTCTCCTAATTGAACATTTAACTTTTTAAATGTATCAGGAGATTGGGTCGAATCCATAGAAAGGAGCGTTTGTTTCAACTTTTCTATCTCTGTTCTTAATCTTACGACCTCTTGCCAATCCGAAGCCACACGGAATACGAGCTTTCCCATTTTATTCTAATTTTTAATTATTTACTACTCAAATTTACAGTATATCCAAATCTTATTAGAATTTTCTTTCATTAAATTCGTTACAATAGACGAAAGGTTTGATATTTCTTATTTTACTTGATAAATTTACCACAGTTACAAGCTTTCATAGATGTTTTTTATCAACGAAAAACACACAATCTGCTGATTGTGGCAAAATAATTGTGAAAGTAGTATTTGATAGTCCGTTTTGCTATTTCTAAGATTGCAAAAGCACGACATTTGAAAGATTGTCGTGAAATAGTTTGGAGTGATTGGATTTCTTGGTAGTTTTGCAAGAAAATAAGTAAAAACATGAATAAAATAACATTTCTAATACTATGTATTGCTCTGCTATGTGGATGCTCTACAAATCATAATATTGACTCTGCTATAAAAGATATTTACGGTTCGAAAGTGCCACCCAAAGAAGAGGATGGAGCTTGTATTTATGTCTTAAACTATCTTGAAAAAGAGAACAAACAAGATACGGATTTTGTAAAACTAAAGGATAAAATTGACAAATACACAAACTCATTATCCGAGAATTTAGGAAACGATGTTTCTTCTAAATCAGATGCTAACACATCTGCAACAAGTAAAGACGATTGTTTAAGTGACTTCTACAAATGGGAGACTCCATCTATCCGTATTGTGCTTATTTCACGTAAATGTTTAGATAACAATGGTAGAGACATAACAATTATAGTAACAAATAAAGGGTGATTTTTCACCCTTTATTCACTCTTATCAATACGTAAAAGAGACTAATAAAACGTACTATATACTTTATATTACACCAAGCATTGTGTATAATAACTGCTTGCTCAAAAGTGTATAGTTGCGTAAAATTTTTAAATTATAATTCACGATATATTGCAATCGGTTCAATACGGCATTCCGAACTCTGACGACCAGTAAAAAAAGTCTCTACACCAGCCATTTTATCAATAGTATTTTGAATAGCAGATCGAAAACCATCTACTACTTCTTCCTCATCAAACATTTCTATATTTTCATTTCCTGCTTGTGTTACTATTCCTAAAACAGTGAATTCAAATTCTGTTTTTCTTGAATACTTAGAAATTAAAATATCCTCCTTTTCTCTTAAATAAATTCTATTCAATATTGAAGAAAATATGATTTCTTTATTTGCAAATGGCATTGTTACTTCAAATTGTTCATCATAGCTAAATTTCAAAACATTTAGCAATCTATTTACAACATCATCATCTAAAATTAGCCCATCTGCTTTTAATTGCTCAGCATACTTCACATTCAAACTTTTCAGCAAAGATGTAGCTTTTGCCTTCGAATTTCTATCTGCAATTTTCTTCGGTAATTTCGCCAATTCAGCTACGGATTCATTCTCTTCTCTATATTTGAAATAGCCAATAGCTTCACCTATTTCATTAAATTGCTCTAACGTAGAAGCCATTTTGCTATAATCATTAAAAATAATTTTCCCTGATATTTTTACAAAAGATTTATCGCGTAAATCATTTAAAGTAACATTTTGTGGAACAGTATAGAGCACCCCCATCTCACTCAATTTATTTTCAAAAAGATTGTAAGCATAATCATGCAGATATTTTTTCTCTGTCGAAGATTGTTCTTTAACTAAGATTTCTCCCATTAAATTTCCACTGAGAATTTTTCCCTTTTGTTCTTCAGATTTAGCATATTCTGACTTTTTCCCAGATAATACATACTCTGTTAATCCTTCAAATAATTGAGAAGATATTGAATACATCTTGTATTCATCTAAATATACAAATGATTTAATGCAGCCCATTTTCAAATTCCTTTTTGCGTTGTTCGCTGTTCTTACTAAATTTCTTTATACTATTATTCCTTGTATCAATGATTGATTTAATCGCTATACATCCTCCAGAGACACAAATAACAAATGTTATTACCGTTAATATAATATCAATTGTTCCCATCATCCAAAGAGTTTAATTTATTCATTATTGCATTACTAAAAAGAAAAGATACTAGGCAAAATGCAATAGCACATACTAACGCGACAATTCTATCTAATATTTCTTTCTGAGATTGTTCTGCAAAATACAAAATGCCCAAAACACCAGATAAAATAACAATTTGTATTACAGAATACCCTTCAAATTTAAGTTTTAAAATTGGATCAAACTTTTCATTATTAAGCTCATTCAAATTCGTCAAATTTAAAGTTAGCCCTAAAAATATAAAATCAACCGGATTGAATAATAAACTCCACTCCCTATTTACCGATAGCATAAAGACAAACACTCTTATAAAAAAAGGCATTAATCCTATTAGGACAGTATATATAATCCATTTGGTCTTTCTCATGACATATTTTATATTCTATTTTGCTACAAAATTATCATTATTTTCTAATAATTTTGCCATAACTATTTCTTTTTTTCTACGATTTGCCAATTCCTTACCTTTACTTTTCGACCACTAAATAGAACTTGCATATCTTTTATTTTTATATAGGATAGAATTATCGTGTGACTCTAAAACCTTTCCGATAGATTCTTCTAACCATTCTTTCCCAAACTCTTTGTAGCGCGAAGTCAGTGTTGTATCACTAACTTTTATACGAGAAGCCCAATCATTTATTGATAGGCATGAATTATCAACAGTTATGAATATGGTTCTACATGTCCGAGCTGAATTTTCATTGCAAGTAATCCACCTACAATTTGACGGTTCATAATTCTTACTTGAATCAATTCTATCAATGCTCATATTATCATTATACCCATTTTTCATAGACCAATTGTAGAATAAAAGAAAATCATTAGACCATTCAGGACATACAAGCACTCCTTTCCCTCCATAATAACGATAAGAATTATTTTTAGGATTACAGCATCTATCTTTCATGCCAGCCCATATAGTATAGATTCGAGTTTTTTTGCTTTTTCCATGAGTGGTATTAGCCTCTTTTCTTCTATCAACATTCATACACCCACAACTTCTCACCTTTCCACTATGCAAATTCCCTTGTGACACCACAACCTCTTTTCCGCAATCACATTTGCAATGCCAGTAAGTAGCATGACTATTTTGCCCAGTATATTTATGGTGAAAATCTAAGACCGTCAATCTTCCAAATTTCTCTCCACTTATATCTTTTACTTTACGTCTTATACATCCACAGCTTTTTGTTGTACCATTCCTTAAATATCCAGAACGCACAGAAACAATGTTCCCACAGTCACATTTACATATCCATTTTATACAGCCTCCCTTATCTTTATTTTCATCTTTTGAGACAACTGTCAATTTTCCAAATCTTTCTCCGATTCTAATTTCCATAATAGCATAATATACAACATTTTCACATATACAAATATAACAAATTAAAATGGATTACCCTTGCCTTTTAACTTAAAAAACTCTTCTTCATTTACTTCTTGAAGAACATCTCCATAAACCGTATGCAATTTATCTTTTTGCATAATAATCAAATTGCGATATGGAATTTTAAATACAACTTCATCGTAACTTAGATGTAAAAACTCCATGAACGTAGCAATTTGACCTAATAACGTGACGTTTCCTACGACCGTTCCTTTGCTGTCAGCGTTGCTACGTTCTTGGCTAAAACTGACAGCTTGTAAAAATTTTCAGCGGAAATCATAGACAGACCTACCGCCAGCGCCTCTACCACCTCGTCGAATGTACCTTTCCTTAATTCTTCACTAAGACTTTCATCTCCTGTTATGAGCCACGACAACGCACGAGAAACTATTTCTACATCTTTCAGCGACCGAAGCATATCCATGACTGTAGTAGCTTCTTTTAAATCGGATAGATAATATCCCACCCCAGCTATTTTACAGATAGTCGGAGGGTTAATCACGTACGCCTTGCCATTCACTATGACCGTTTCAAAATCCTTTCCTAAAACGGCTGCATTTACTATTTTTGCTGCATCCATAAGCTAAAATTAAAAAGGCGGTGAGCAACCACCCACCGCCATCCTGAAAACATCTTTCCTAACCCTATTTTGCCTTAACGGTTTTCTCGTCAAGCTTCACCTTGTCGCCATCGAACCACTTCTCCGAAGCAAGTCCTTCAACTCCGGTTTCCAAAGGAACGGCCGATACCCCCAAGCCGATATTCTTCTCCACAAAACTACCTTTACCAACGATGTTAGCTTTAGGCATGAAGATGAAATTGCCGGTCTTTGTCATAGCCACGATGCTCTTTTCCACAAGAGCAGTCATGTCTGTACGTTCCCAGCCATCATCCGTTGCCTTACCGCCTTGTAAAGCTGCCTTGTCCTCGAAAGAATACTCACCAAGGGTGAACGACACGGTAGGAATAGCCGCCTGCGTAACGTCACGGTAATACGGTTGCCCCGTCAGTTCATTGATATAGTCAGTCACGGAAGGGTCGCTTTCCTCGTACCCCCAAGTGTCCTGATGTACGTTTTTCACTTCGGTCATTGTAGCAATCAGGGCTTTCAACTCTGCTACCGTATAACCGGTTTCGGGAGTGGTTACGGTTTTCACTACATCACCGTACCATACCCTCTTTAATCCGATAAATGGTCTTGTTGCCATAATTATTTTACATTTAAAACTTCAAACAAAATTCTCGCATTCACATAGTGACACTTCAAAGCTGTGTCCGCTTCCGTACCGATTGATTCGATAGAATAACGATAGCGAGTACCGTCATAGGCGCTTACCACATCATCAAAATGCTTCATAGCTTCCCGTTCAAGCTCATTCAGCCGGATGGAGTTGGCTTCATTTTCGCTCAAATCGGGTACACAAAGATTCACTTCCGCGAAAGACTTTTTCCAATACTTTCCCGGCTGTTGTTTCTTCGTGTGGATGACAATCCTTTCAGACTTCAATTCTCCCATCAGGATTTCCCCTGCTGGTACTATATCTATCCTGAAAGCCTTACAATCCCGATAGAGAATGTTTCCTATGTCGGTAGTTACTATCATTGTATAATCTCCCAATCTTCGGCAAATACATCACTGATAGACGGCACCCATGAATCGGCACGTCCGGTATTCTCGTTGTAGATAAGACACTGGCTTGTGTAATCAATGAATCCTTTACTTTTCAGAATAAGGTCTTTTGCTGATTGAGGGAGCGATTGCATCTTAGGAATAATGTCACTTTCGATATGGGCTGGTACTTGCTTGAATACCATCAGACCTTTGCCGTTCCAGCCAGTTCTACGGATTGTACCACCTTGTTTCAACACTTCGATAGCGTCACCGAAATCCATTGCGGATGATGAATCATCAGCTTTATCATATGTTTTCTCAAAGATGTCTGGCTTACAAGAATAGAACTCGCCGTTTACACCTTTAATGATGTAATCGCCATAACTTGCAAGCATCTTACCTTCAAGAGTTTCAATGTACACACCAAGATAAGGTTCATTGGTGTTACCATGCTCATCTATGCCAAAATCGGGATTATGCTTCGGCACGGGAGTTCCACCCATAAAATCACACACTTCATCGAAGTTATCTACTTTAAGCTGAATAGCTTCGATTACTACTGGTTTCTTTCTGTACTTCATTTCTCAAATTCTTCTTTTAATCGTTTCTCCGCATATAAAGCGGCACCACTCAAAACATCATAACCCTTAGATTCCACGAATGAGGCGTATTCTGCTTCGTTTTTCAGCGTCAAACCGTCTTTATCGACATCGTAATCATTGGACGTTCTCAAAGTGAGCGTGTGGTCTTGATAGTTACCGTATTCCTCCGCGTACTTCACGGCTTCATCGCCCACATCAATCATTTTCTTCTCAACTTCCCATTCTCCTTCATCGAAAAAATCTTCTACATCAGAGAAATCTGCATCTACTCCAACCATATCACCCTATAAGAAAAATAATTTGTTTCTAAAGGGCTTTTCGCCACGCCTACGCCTCTTATGCTTCCATCAGGATTCAAACAGCGAACTTCTGTACCAGCTTCAACTTTTGACGGTTTATCAAAGACAACCTTATACTTGAAGTCATATAAAACTCCATTGATAGACACCTTCTTTTCCGCACTCACATCGTCACAACGGCACTTACATACATCCTGCCAGCTCTCGCCGCCCGTTCCGGGAATGGGTCTGCCAAACTCGTCCCTTTCCATTGGGGTGATAACCTTTACCTGCAATATGTGTGGAGCGAATATCACAAGAAAGTGCATTTGGGTTTGTTGCTTAATTCGTCTTTCAATCCGTACTTCTTGCACAGGAATGAATAGTAGTCCTTGATACCTTGAATGTTCCAAGACATCGAGAAACCGCTTTCACTGATTGAAGTGGCACGAAGCGATAGAGAGGGGATGAACTTCGCAATCGCCACGAAGACACGACCGTAACAATCCTCGTTCATCTCGTCCTCTCCGCTTATCTCCGCATTCAGACACATATCCAAAAGGTCAGCTTCCGACAAGTTAATGCCGAAAGACTGGAACTTCTGTGATATGTATTCGTTTATCGTCATATTAATATGGTGTAACCAGTTTACTATATGCGGTATAGCTATAATGCGTGCAATACTTTGATTTATAGATGTATCTGAACGGGCATTTGGGAACATTAATTCGTATCCCTTGAATAGCCATTCCCTCTTTTATCGAACACATCATAGCCGGGTTATTTGCAACCAAAAACACGGGATGCGTCATGGTCGGTACAACACAATCAGCCAGAGCCGTTTCCAAAGTGATAAACTGAATATCTGGCAGACCAACATCAACCGATGGATTCACGTATTCACACTTAGAAGATTCCACACTTGATGCCTGCACGCTCAACGAAACCAAAGACATCATTAAAAAGCCACACATGGCAAAAATAAAATTCTTCATTTCTTTTCTGATTTATAAAATTAGACAATGGAAGGGTAGAAGCACTACCCTATCCTTTTACTCGATACCTAATGCTTCTTTCAGTTTGGCTGTTGATTCTTCATCAAGTTCTGCAACCTTACCCAAAAGAGTTTCCTCTTTCATATTGCCGGAAGCCTGCACACCGATGGACTTCAAAGCCTCAATCAAAGTTTTCTTCTCGAACTCTTTCTCAAAGAGGGAGATTTTCACCTCCTTCTTTTCTTCAGTGGTTTTCACTTCGGGAGTTTTCACCTCAACCCTTTCGACAAGTCTGCGACTTTCCATATCCAGCACACGGGTCTCCTCACCGACTTCAATCACTTCACCGGGAGTATAATACTTTCCGGTGAACTTGTCGCGGAAAACTGATATAACCTTTACTTTCATATCCTACCCCCTTATGCTGATTGGATGGATGCAATTTCGCTCAAATCGAAATTGGTTATCAAATCTGGATTGGAAATCTGCGGAATCCACTCTGCCGTATATTCCATGTAGCGACCGTTTTTGTCACGGTAGTTGGAGATAAGCATCTGCCCCTCTGACGGGATATAAGTACGTCCTTGTACTGGGTCTGTCGCTTCATACGGGGTATGATGGCGCATATAACCAATGTTGTCAGAAGGTAACAGAGTAATACGGTTATCCGCGTAAATCTGCACATTCTTTCCCGTCTGGTCTTTCACGTAGTCCTCCTTGATTTCGATGCGAGGCAGACCGATACCGGTGAACACTTCGGAAGCCAAAGAAGAGGAAACCAATCCCGTACTCAACTTCATCTCATTAGAACCAAGAATCATCTTGTACTGCTCACCAAATTCAGATGAACCGAGCACGAACTTGTTGAAAGAAGCGCGTGTCATAATCATCTTGGCATAAACGCCATAGTCCGGTGCCAAAGAATGGAGTTTCTCTCTCAGGTAAGAGATGAACATGTTCTTTCCGTCCACAACCACATCTCCACTTTTCGGCTTGATAAAATTGAACGGAAGGGTAATCTCCAGCAGTTTATTATTGGTCTGACCGGAAGTTATTGCAGCATCCTTGTTGTAAACGGTGGCTTCACCAAGCATCAACAAGGCACCAACAATAATATCCATGCGCTTGTGAGCAGCAAGGGTAATCTGACGGTAATCATCTGCCAGGAAGTTTACAATCTCTTCCATTGCGGCCTTTTGGTCTGCCGGTTTAGCTACATTGAACTTGTCAATTAAATCCTGCAACTCGGAAAGTCGGTCGATGGACATCTGATAAGCATCGCCCAAGTAGGCAATCTCACCATATCCGGAACCAATGTTCCTACGTTCACGGATGGGCTTTTCGCCAAAACGTGAATTGATGGAACCTGCCATAACTCCGGTTACAGAACCGATATAATCTTTGAACACGCGAGTAGTTACTCTGCGGAAAGTAAGATACTGCTGCCAATAGATTGTATCTTTACGCGTCCGGTTTACACGTCTGATGATAGCGGAAACAATGTTCGCATCATCGAATAATGTCTGAATCGTTAAAAACATATCCTACCTCCTTACTCGTTAAATTCAAACCATCCCTTCATGTTGGCTTTATCGTTCTCGGAGAACGGCATAGCCAGTTTTGAAGGTTCAATCTCTGCGGCTGTACGAAGCAATGAAACCAATGTAATTCCGTCCTCTACTTTCGTCCGGTTAAACAGAGCCGAATTTGCAACGTACTTCTGTTTCAAGCCGTCAACCGCAACCGCATTGAAAAGTACAGTATCTTTGGCGATATTCTCACCGAAAGCAGCCTTGATAGTCAAGACATCGTAGTTGGCATTAGATTTGTCAATAGCTGCGACCTCAGCACCTTTAGTGCCGCTTCCGACAAACATTCCCACATAAGCCAAAGAGTTCTTGGCTACCTTGATAGACAAAGCCTCCGCACCGGTGGTATAGGCTTCCACAACTCTCACGTTGATTACCGCATAAGCGAACTTGTTTTTCAAGTCCGCACAAATCGGCGTAAATACGGGAAGGAAACTTCCCACTACTAGGTTCTGCGTGTCGAGTTTGAACGGGCCACGTCTACGAATACCGGTCTGGACATCGTAGCGTTCCTCTTGCTCAACGAGCGGAACCAAATCATACTTAAATCCTGCTGACATAATTAATTCTTGTTTTGTTCAACAATAGTTTTCGTTCCCTCGTCAATCATCTTAGCGATAGATTCAGATTCTTTCTCAATCTTCTCTTCCGCTGATTCGGGAGGGGTCACGCCTTTGAAGCCGTCATTTGCGAACTCCTGCTTCAAGTCCTTGAAGTATGCGTCCAAGTCCTCATCGTCCTTAATGGCGCATCGTTTGGCGTAGTTTTCGGGAATACCATACTCCTTTGCCTTTGCCAAAATCTGCTGGCTACGTGTTGCTTGAG